CTCTCTTTTTCATTATATAACTCCGCCCTCCTTACCGTTTTCGGTGGGAGGGCTGTTTATTTTATGTTTTGACTTGCATAATTTAAAATAAACCCGAAAAAAGCGGTTAAATGCGCAATTCTGAAAAACAAAAGAGCCCCCGCAAAAGCAGAGGCTCCAATGGATTGTAGGCCCGCAGGTTACTACAATACGATCACTAGCAATAGGTTACCACGAGGTTGACTAAAAGTCAATAGCTATCTCGAACACATATCGCCTACCTCTATTTTATGCCATTTGTGAAAAAATATACACTTATTTTTACAACTTCATTCGTCATCGGCATTATAAGCCTTGTTTTGGCAATAAAAAAGAAGTAACC